TTGAATAAAAAATTTATATTTTCATAATGTATGTTTAAAAATATAAATAAAAAGCATTGGTACAATTTATTTTTTATATTCATTCTATTTTTTCTTATTTGTAAAATGACAAAAGAAATTGAGGGATTTAATGAACATCAACAAATTATATTAATGGGTGACAGTGTATTTGCAAATGATAAATTCGTAAAACCAGGAGAAAGTGTTTTTGATATTTTACATGACACACATGAAAATGTTACTTTATTAGCAAAAGATAAAGCAACTGTAGAAGATTTATTATATCAATTTAGTAATATGCCAGTTGAATATAATAATCCATCAACCGCCATTTTTATATCTGCTGGAGGTAATGATATTTTAAACTATTTTAGTCAATATTCTCATATGGAAGAAGAAAGATTTATTGATATAATTTTTAAAGAATATACTCATATTTTAGATCAATTATATGCAGACTGGGGATTAAAAGCACGAGTATTTTTATGTACAATTTATTTTCCAAGAAAAAGTAATTATGAAAAATATTATAATATGATTAAATTATGGAACAAAAAATTACGTAATTATGCAAGTGAATATGAACATACTATTGTTCCATTAGACAAAATGTTAAATAAAAGTGAATATTTCATTCACGTAATTGAGCCTTCAGCAGCAGGTTCAAAACTTATAGCAAAAAGAATATTAGAATACAATTAAAAAATTATTATATATAATTTTATAACTATATATTATATATTATGTCAATTATTTATGATTATATTATTGTGGGCGGAGGTCCTAGTGCAATATTATGTGCATATAATTTGGCTAAAAATCGAGAAACAAGTAAAATATTAATTTTAGAAAAGAATGATAAAAATTTAAATGATTATAAAAATAAAGATTATGACGAACTACAAAATTGGTTAAAAGCACAAATTGATTCTGATTATCAATATAGTTTTTTAAGTACAGATGAAAAATCAGTATGGTTAGGTAAAGGATTAGGTGGAGGTACATTACATTTTGGATTACAGTACATTGACCAAGAAAAATTAATTACAAAAGATTATGAAGAATGGCAACCTCATTTTGAAGATGTTGCAAATATAACAGAGGCAGAACGATACACTTACAGTGAAACTAATTCACCAAATGAAAAATGGCAAGAATTATATAATTGTATCAATTCAAAAAAAAATAGTAATACATTGCTAATGAATAATAAAATATATGGAAAAGATATTGATAACGATAATAAAGAACGATTATTATTAGGTGATTTGTTAGAAAAATTTATTGAAAATGAAAGAGTTGAAGTCCAATATGGAAAATCAGTGAAAAATATTAGTATAAATGATGATGGAAATGCAAAATATTTGACAACATTTAATAATGAAAAATTTTATGGAAACAAAATAATTTTATGTAGTGGTGCAATACAAACACCTGCAATATTACAAAGAAGTGGTTATAGTGAAGAAATATGTGGTAATAAATTATTTGACCATGCTGGATTTTATTTAAGTTATTGTAAGAAAACTACAACTCAAAAAACCGTTTCAGAAGAAAAGGTAGCGGATTATACAAATGATGAATTAACATCATTAGGATTAAATATATATAATATAGGTGGTGGTGGTGATTATGATTTAAGAAATAGTTCATTAAACTCAAGAAACAAAGCAATGCATGCTATTTTTAGACATACAAAATTATCAGATAGTGATGTTAATAAAGCAAAAAATGGTAACAAAGTAGATAATGAACCAAGATTAAGTACCAGTACTGGTGTTAAATATGTATATAATATGGGAGATTATTGGAATGGAGGAGGACATAGAGGTGGTAGTCAATTTGGTAATTTAGGTAGTGATTATGATTTAACTGATACATTAATTTGGAAACATGGAAATAATTATAATTATAGATTGATGAGTTATAAAGCTGACGCAAGATTAGTAGGTGTACTAAGAGAATCGGTTGAAAATACTATACAAACCACAGAAACAAAAGAATCAGATTTAGGACTTGATGCTGAAAACATAATAGGACATTTACAAACTCGAGATAATGATTTAAAGTGGCAAACATATTTGTCTACAGTTCCTGGTGATGATTATAAAGGTAATCTAATAGTTACTTTTGCACAATCAACTAATTTATCAGGTTCTGGTAATGTTAAAGTAGAAGATAAAGAAAATGATGTACCTCCAAAAGTAACATTAAATCATTTTATGGTTTATAATGAAAACGGTAAACTTGAAAAGGATGATAAGTATATAGAAGATTTATATAATTGTTTTCAAATTAATCACAATTTATTAAAAAAGTGTGGATTTAGCTTGGATAATAATATTCCTGAAAGTATAATAAATAGAAATTTTATTGAGCTCCAATCCAATTCAATATATCATTATCATGGAACTGCAGTAGACGTTGTTAATGAAAATAATAAAGTAAATGATACAAACAATGTCTATATTGGTGATATATCTATACTTAGAAGTCCATGGGGTGGCTCAACTAGTGTACCTGCTGCAGTAACCGGTTATTTAACAGCAAAAAATATAATAGATGAAGAAGACCAAAAAAATAGAATGATTGAAGAAGAAAATAAAAAAAATGAAATTTTATTTAAATACAAAGTAGATGAAGAAGGTAATTCATTAGTTATTTTAAAAATAAATCAATTAGATAAAAATAATATTTATTCTGTTGATTTTTATAAAAATCAAATTACATATTCATTACGACAAGATGAAATTGAAGAAAAAATAGACGATAAATATGATGTTGTAAAATATTATGTAAAAAAAAATGAAAAAGATACAAATTCAAACTTTATATTTAATAAAGACCAAGATGAAATTAATAGAAATATTGGTGAATCAATTGAATTTGTACCAAATAATATTTATATTATTGAAAATTTGGAGAATAATAATTTAAATTTTGGTACTTCTTGGAATAAAAATGAATCAAACATTGTTTTCATTTCCAATTCTAAAAATGAAAAAAAAGTGAAGGATGTATCATGTATTAATAAAAATGAAACAATCATATTTTCAATTGTTAGCGACTATACTGGAGATTTATATTGTTTTTCTTATGATAATGAAGAAATAATAGATAAACTCGTAATAAAAAAAATGTAAGTTAAAAAATAATACTCATTCTATTAGTAGTTTATATAGAATAAATTACTCAGTCTTTGTTTTAGTAAAAGCCATTTTAATTAGCTTAGTAAACCACAAATAATTCAATATTATAAATAAAACGGATATTAACAAATTTACTTCAAACATGTATGATATACTATTATTCCATACATGTCTTTCATTAATTAATTTATATAATAAATATGGTGAAAGTAATATTCTAAATACAAAGAATGTCAATATTAACGTATAACCTATAGGTTTATAATACCATACATTAGTCATATTAAAATGATATAAAATCCATGACATATGAAGAAAGGGAGTAGATATTTCAGCCAAAAACACAATCATAATATAATGAAATCCTGGAACAGAATCATATAGACGAATATTATACATCGAAATTAATCCTGTTATATGATGCACAAACATTTGCATACTTATGTTATCATTATTGAAAATATTCCATATTGTATCTATTAATAAATCGAAAATTAAGTATCCATTCATTATATCAAATGCCAAGTATTGTATTTTATATGAATCATTATTTGGCAAAGTAAATATATTGTCATAATAATTCCAATATATAATACATATAAATGATTGAATAATTGCATGATTGCTAGCTACAATCCGATTTATAAGATGTGTGTGCGATTTAATTCTGCTTTTTGAGATATTTACATTATGCACAATATAATTTTTCACTTTTGTTTTTACAAAATATAAGTATCCTATGTAAATAAACATAATCGGAAAACATATTATTTCATTAGAATTAACATAAAAACTAACTGATAGTTTGCTAATATCAAGATTTATCATAGTTTTATTTTGTTTTTATATAAAGAGAAATCAATTTTTTAAAAATCATAATATTTTATTTTTATTTAGCTTTTTACAGATGAATTGTATATATACACCATTATAATAACAAGTAAACATCCAAGTCCCATGTTAATTGCTATTTTTGAACCAAAATCAACATATCCTGCAAACATATCACTAATCGTATGTCCTATTAATGCTCCATAAACTGCTCCATTTGTTCCATTTCCACTAAAATAACTTTCAATATGAATACCTAATATAGCTGAAATTGCAACAATAAGGTTATCAATAAATCCAAATATAAATCCTTTCATATATAATATATAAATATATAAAAATAAATATTAAGTCATAATGTTACTATGCCACGTCATAATTCATAATATAATAGTAAATACATTAGAAATGGTTTAAATATAAATAATTAGTATACCTATATAATGAGAATCCTTAGTTTTCTTATGCTACCTTTTTTCGCCTCTGCTTTTTCTAGACTTACTCAAGTAACCAAGAAAGTGCAACCTATTAATTCAGCAATCATTGCTGGTGACACTCCTCCATTAGGATATTTTGATCCTTTAAAATTTTCTGAAAAATTTGAAAAATATGATGTTAAATATTTACGTGAAGCAGAATTAAAACATGGTCGTTATGCCATGTTAGCTTCTATTTTTATTCCATTATCCGAAAGATTTAATAGTGAATTAGGTATTAATCAATTCAATAAGTTAGACGATTCTATTCAATTATTTACTGTTGCAAGTATATTTTTGTATGAATTTTCTCATTTACTTAATGGCTGGAAAAATCCTGTAACCAACACATTTGAATTAAAAGAAGATTATCAGCCAGGTGATATTGGTATTGGTATATTTAATCCTGAAGATGAAAAATCAGTCGGATTACTAAATAAAGAATTAAATAATGGGCGACTAGCAATGATAGGTACTCTTGGAATGATAGCACAAGAACTAGTAAGTCAACACCAATTATTTTAAAAATTGAAATTATAATATAGAGATTTACTTATATTATAATTAAAATGAAGTATACGCTTTATATTTACGTAAACGATGATAATGATTCTGTAAAAGAACTTTATAAAATACATGTAGAAAATCATAATAATAAAATAGCTCAATCAAATTATCCTGATTCTGGGTTTGATTTATATAATTTAAAACCTGATACGATTTCACATGGTGAAACATATACAATGGATACTAAAATAGTATGTGCAGCATATAAAAAACATCCTTCTTCAGATGAGCAAATACCAAGTGCATTTTATTTGTATCCCAGATCAAGTATATCGAAAACACCTTTACGTCTTGCAAATAGTGTTGGTATAATTGATAGTGGATATAGAGGTAATATTATTGCAAAATTAGATAATAATGGAAATCATAAAACAGGCTACTACGCACATGATTTTAAAGTAGAATATAAAGATAAATTTGTTCAAATTTGTATGCCAGATTTATCTGAATTTCAAGTAAAAATTATGGATTCAATGGATAACTCTATATTTGGAATTACTGAGCGAGGAAGTGGCGGCTTTGGTTCAACCAATGTATAATTATAGACTATTAATAAATTCTTGCGGAGCCATGTAAATTAATGTATAATCAAAATTAATTAATTGAATAATACCTAAAGCAAAAATTACTATTTGTAAATGTCTACTTTCTGTTGGATTTTCATTGAGTTTAATATTTTTTTGAAAAGGATTAAATAATAATATTAATAATACATATGTTAAAAATAAGAATGTTTCATGAAAAATTTCTTTTCTTTTCTTAATTTTTTTTTTAACTTTTGTATTTGATATTACTTTCCCGTTTAATGTATTTCTTATAATTGATAAAATAAATAGTACTTTAATAGTAATAATAAAGTAAAGTAAATACTTGATTACTTTTTGCATTATATATTAATATTATATAAAAATGAAATATATTATTAATATTATATAAAAATGAAATATATTATTAATATTATATATAAATGGCTCGAAGATTATTGATTGTCAGACATGGACAATCAATATGGAATCTTGAAAGCAAGTTTACAGGGTGGACAAATATACCTTTAAATAAAAAGGGAAAAATAGATGCGTTTAATATGGCAAAAACGTTAAATCATTATTCTATGAATCCTAGTATTATTTATTCGTCTATAATGGAAAGAGCCATAAATACTTCTGAAATTATTAATAAAAATTTAGAAAAAGAAGTAGCTATAAATACTGACTGGAGATTAAATGAAAAGCATTATGGTACACTAGAAGGGGTTGAAAGAGAATACATAAGAAATAAATATGGTGTAGAATTTACTAAAAAGATGCGTTCTAATTATACCATGATGCCACCAGTTATTGATAATACAATTGAAAAACAGTATCAAGTTGTTGATATGTGTAATGATTCCAAAGAATATTTCGAAAAAATCAAATACGGAGAATCAAAAAAAGATGTATATAATCGAACAATACCTTTTTATTTAGAGAAAATTGTTCCATTAGTAAAACAAAATGAATTTCCTTTATTGGTCACGCATAAGCATACAGCACGTGTTTTAATGAAATATTTACATAATATTAATGATAAAGATTTTGAAAAGTATAAATTGCCTGAGGATAAAATTATTTATTTGGAATTGGACGATAATTTCAAAGAAACAAATTATAAATTATTGGATTTTAAATATATTTATGACAAAGAATTAAAAATGACATAAATATTGTGTATTTTAAACTAAATATTCTAATAATGTTCCTTCTGTGGACACTTCAAGAGTATATCTTTTTTTTTCTTTTTTAACTTCATCAAGAGATTCTTCTTTTTCATTTTCATCTTTTTCGACTACTTCTGGACTAATAACAGTATCTAATTTTACTCCCATCCATACTGTATTTATAGGGTCATTTCGGACACTATTTATGTCGAAAAAATTAGAATCTTCCATCATTACTTTTAAATCTCTTTTGTAATACCCATAAATATGTGGTTCAGTAACTTCAAATGCCCATTTTCTAAAACGACTTACCAAAAAATTATCGTTTACTACTTTCGGTGTTAAATCAATAATGGCTAATACACCTCCTGGTTTTAATATTCGGTTCACTTCACGTAATATATTTTTACTAGCTTCTTCGGGTAACTCATGAAAAATAAAATTACATACAATTAAATCATATGAATTATCTGAAAAAGAATGCATATTTTCAGCATTTTTATGGAAGTATTTAATAGGAAAATCGAATTTTTCTGAGCGTAATGTTGCCATTGCAATAAAAAAAGGACTTAAGTCAATTCCTGAAAAAGTTTCTACATCACGAAATGTTTTATATAAAAACTCGGTAGAAATACCAACAGAACATCCAACATCCATTATACTGTTAACGTTTAAATATGGAGAATAATCACTAATGTATTGTTTGATATTATTTGTAATATTATATCTTAACCAGTCTTGTGTTTTAATAGGATTAGCTTCTTTCCAATAATTAATAGCCATACTTAATGTAGCAGCCTCACCTTCCAATGCAGCATCCCAATTTAAATTTCCAGTATCATATCCATGAAATGGCTGTGTATAATATTTTGGATAAACAATAGAATTATCACTGGAATCTTTATATAATTCTTTTAATCTTTCCATATCCTTTTTATTTTCAGCAACAAGTCCATACCAGTCAATGCCAACTTTTTCAGCTCGCTGTACAAACCAGTCACGTGCAGTATTTTTAAGATTTTTACTTAAAAGTTGCCAAATTTCTGGAGGACTGTCATTTGAAGATGACATTTTAACTGGAGTTCTTTTTAAAATATTGTTATGTATAAATCCATAACTGAAATTGAAAAACAAAAAATATAAAATAATGGAGTTCATTATCTGTATAAATTATAATGTAATATATGTTTATATATGTTTACTATAATAGTATATAAACATATATTATACAAAAGAGTATGAGTAATGACGTCATAGATGTTGTTGTAGAAATTCCTTACATGTCAAATGTAAAATATGAAATAGATGATGGAAAATTATGTGTTGATAGAGTATTACCAGTGCCTATGATGTACCCAGGAAATTATGGTTTTATTCCTAAAACACTTGCCGGAGATGGAGATCCTGTGGATGTATTAATAATAAATTCTACAGCGTTTTTGCCTATGTGTCATGTAAAATGTAGAGTATTAGGTATGTTAGAGACAGTAGATGAAAAAGGACCTGATGAAAAAGTTATTGCAATTCCAGTTCATGAAGTAGAAAATACTTTTGAAGAATGGAATACTATTGATGATGTTCCTAAGAATACATTAAACTATGTTGAACATTTTTTTAAATATTATAAATGTAATGAAAAAGATAAATGGGTAAATGTAGGTAATTTTGTAAATAAGGTAAAAACGATTGAATTTATTGAAAAATCTAGAGTTTAAATATTATTTCAATTTGTCAAATTCGTTTGTGTAGTTATTTTTATTTTTATATAATATAATACTAATGAGTTCTATTAAATATATCTTGACAATGACAACAATGCTTATATCTTTTTTAATAATTGCAATAGCTATATTAGTAATTTTATAGAAAAAATCTAGACTTTAAATACCATTGCTTTACGTTCATCAAATGTTTTCTTTTTGCTACGTTGACCTAAAAATTTAAAATATTTATTGGCAATTATGAATCGTTTATATACATTTTTTGCGTCTGGATAAAGCGATTTTTGATGCTTTTTTATTGCTTCCAATCGAACTTTTAATATCATTCCAACTTGCCAAATACGTTTATGTGGATATTTTTTTGCTTTATATAATTTTTCTAATTTTATTATAGTATTTTTTACATCTTGTATTGTAGTATATTTCATATGTATTGTGTCATTTGGATTTTTGTCAATATATACATCAAAGCTTTTTTTAGGATTATTTGGATTATATAAAAATTGTTTTTTAGTTTTTCCTCCTTTTTGTACCCATTTACACTTTTGATTTTTTGCCAATTTTTTAGTTTTATTTATAACAGATTGATACGAGTATATTTTAGGTTTCAAATTACGTCGTATACTTAATGCAGCTCGATTGTGTGCAGCTAGTAGTCCTTTACAATTTATTTTTCTTGTAAACTTATCACAAATAGGATATTTTTTTAATTTTGGTAATATAAAACATGAAGAACTATAATTTTTCATTGTTTTTGGTTTTAAATCTTTCCAATATTTAGTCATATATTATATGAATAATAATTATTTTTATAATATATTTACATTAGAATTTGAATTCTTTTACTTCTACGTAAAATTTGAGCTACAGGACTAGGACATGGTGATGTAGATGACATTCTTGATTTTATAGTTCTATCTGTATTTTCCATCATTTCTAAATATTTCTTTGTCATTTCTTTTTTATTGTATTGTAATCTTGTATCATATTTATGTGTATTTTGAGGTTGTGTTTGACTGCGTGTTAGTACCATTATAATATAAATAAATATATTACTTTAAATAATTTATCTATATATATATTATGTCAATTGTAAATAGAGAATCAGTATTGTCTGAAAATAATACAATATATATAATTCCTAGATTAAAAGAATTAAGTAAAGGAATGACAGGTCCTAATTTTAAATGTGGACAAGGATTTACAAATGAAAATTGTGTTGCAGATTTTAGTAACGGAATAATGCAAAAAAGAGTAAACTATACTAGTGCTAAGACTGAAGAACAATTTCCAAATAGTTATTTATATCAAGGAGTAAGTAAAAATCCATTTGAAGTTCTACCCATTGATTTACAGCTAAAAGAAAAAAGTAATAATTGGTTATATTTACTAACAGGATTAAGTAATACATTTAAGCCAAGTGAAAATCCAAAAATAAATATATTTATAGCAGGACATCAAAATTCTTTATTAAATTTATTTTTTGATTTTAAAAATAAAGAGGGATTTAGAAATGGTAGTTGTATTAAATTAATACTAGATATAAAAAACTCCAATTTAGATATATATTATACAGTTATTCATTCTGAAGATACTGGAAGAGATAAAATTAAATATAATTATTTAAATGAAAACAATGAAAACAATAATAATAGCAGACAACCGAGCATCATTAGTATACCAATTGATGAAACGAATAAAAAACTTATAAATGATTTTAATAATAATAAATGTAATATTTTTATTATTCGTCATAGTGAAGCTCTTCATAATTTAAAAGATGTTCACAATGATTGTTTAAAAAAAAATCATGAATCGACATGTAATAGTAAAGATGGTATTTTTACAATGAGTGAATTAGCTTTCATAAGTAATTATTTGAAATTTAAAAATGCACGTATTTATAGACATTATTTTTTAAATTCACCTCTTACACCTAATGGAATATTACAATCATTATCTTTATATGAAAAGTTAAAAGATGAAGGTCTATTAAAAAATATAAGATATGTTTCTTCTCCTTTGGATAGAGCTATAGAAACATTGATTTACGCCACAAATGGCGTTAATCCAAATTTTATGGATAATTTACAAACCAAATTATTAAATACTAGAAATAGAATTGGAAATGATGTTTTTGCTCAAATACTTAACAATATGAAAAGTGAAATCGAAGAAAAAATTAAAGAGATTACAAGGATTTCAAGTGAAAATGAAAATTTTAGTTATCAATCATTCTCAAGTAATGATTCATTCCCAAGTAAAGATTCATTCTCAAGTAAAGATTCATTCTCAAGTAATGATTCATTCCCAAGTAAAGATTCATTCTCAAGTAATAATTCATCAACAACCACTATTGATGATATGGATGTGAAACCCGTCTTCAATCCTTTCAAACCTAGTGAAGCAGCGAAAAATAGCTATAGAAGAAATTTACCAAGGAGTAACGACTACCAGACGTTCGTGAATGAAGAGAGGGGCCACTATGAGCACATGAAAAGAGGTGGAAAAAGAAAATCAAAAAGAAAAACAAATAAAAAATCCAAGATAACAAAAAAATCTAAGCAAATAAGAAAATCCAAAAAAAGATATCAAAGAGGTTGTGCAAAAGGAGGAAGAGCAGTAAAAAATATTTCAAAAAGAAAATATAAGAAAAAAACATCAAATAGTCATTTTACTTCTTCCAAAAAAATAAAACATCATCATATTCCATTAAGATTAATTGCTAGTTAAATAAATTAACAAAAAATTGAAATAAAAACATTTTTATTTATTTAATAAAAACATAAAGATGATATTATTTATTTCAAAATTAGTTCGTTCAATGAGCACAGTGGAAGCAAAAAAAATTCCTAAAAAATGTTATGCTGTATATCATTTTCCATATTCTAAAAATGATATATGTGATTGTATAGATGTATGCAAGTATACCCCTCCTCCAAATAATGGATTCAAAGAAGTATTTATAGAAAATATTCAACAAAAAAATATACAAATAGAATTATAAATTTTATATATTAATGCAGTTTTAATATATAAAATTAAATATTATTAATAATACTATATTCTGCAGGTAAGTTTAAATGGTCAACATTACATATATTTTTTATTATTATTTTTCCATTACGAACAACAAATAATGAAGTAGCCGTATTTGGAGTATCAAAATAAATAGAATGAACTTCATATTCAGACATAGTTTTAAAATTCAACTTAGCATTAATATTCATAATTTCTTTTAACAAATAATCAATAAAATTACCATGCATCACCATAAGAACAATTTTATTTTCATTTTCTTTTCTGAATTCTTTTGATTTAATCCATTTTGCTACTCTTTCTGCACGCATTTTACTTTTAGTATCATCTTCTCTATTTCCGGTGTACCATGGTCCGGCAGATGGTAATAAATCAACATTATAATTATATTTATTTTTAATTTCACTCCCTGAAAAGCATTCACCTTTTGTCAATTCGCTATTTTTATTTACAGAATATACACCTCCATTCTCAAATATATCTGGACGTACAGTTACTTTATAATCATTTTTATTAAATGACTTTGTAATTCCATCAGTAGTATCTAATGTTCTTTTAAATGGAGAAGAATAAACATGCATTTTACGATTAGAAATATTTAATCCTTTTTTTAAATATTTTCCTAAAGCTATAGCCTGTTCTTTACCTTTCAAAGTTAAATCTGGGTCATCCATTCTATTTGATTTCCATATTCTTTCAAATTCTTCATCTGTTATTTCGTTATTCATTTTTCTTTCAATCAACGGTTCTTGTATGACATTGTTTGTTGATTCACCATGTCTTACGAAAAAAACGGGAATACCACTTGAATAAGAAGACAATTTAAACTTTTTACTTTTACTTCGTCGTTTTTTATTCTGTGATTTTTTTCGTGTTTTTAAATATTTATTAGGCATACTATATTATATAAATTTTATAATTTTGTAATAAATTAAAAATTTATATTTATTTCAAATAAGAAACATATATACAAATGATATCGCAAAGCAAAGACTAAAGTAAAATTCACTAGTATTTATTAAACATATAATTATATCGTAAAAATATATACGTTTAATCATATATGTATCATGTTCTTCGTATTGTAATTTTCTATAGTAATTTTTCACTCCAATTCCTGATATAACTGCGATTGAATAATATCCATTTCTAATAGCAATTTCTTCCGCCTTTTTCATTAATATTTTTCCAAAGCCACTATTTTGAGCTTTTTCATCTAATTTATTGTTTTTATTACTTGTTACTACTTGTCCATATACGTGTAATTCGCGGATTAATGCACAATTCTTTATTTTATGTAAATATTCATTGTTTGAATTATCACATAATCTTAGCCTTACAAAGCCATACATAATTCCAGGCTCTTCTAAATATTCATAATTATACCATTTTCCATTTATGAATTTAGAGTTTATTGAGTTTCCAGTTTCCATACTAATGAAATATTCGATTCCGTTTGAAGAATCATATTTTCTTACAACTGGCTTTGCAAAATTAATGAATGTTAAATTCTTTTTTACTTCCCTACATCGAATACATCTACAAAATTGTCCACATTCTTTCAATCTATTGTGTAGAATCTGACGCAAGTTTGTTACCTTGTTTCCACCATAAATATACAATGTACCATCTCTGGTATAATTTGGAATGTCACGAACAACTCTGTTTAGACGTATCCAAGGATGAACTCTATTTTTAACATATAATAATACGTCAATCAGCTTTTCTGGATCTTCATCTGTATATGGAATATAACTACCCTCTTCGTGCCACTTTTTAATTTTAGTCCATGGAACAACCGATGTTGGGTACACTTTCCATTGATCAAACTGAAGTCCACAACCATTTAATATTGTATCAAACATATTTTTATCAATTTGAGGAGTACTACCAGGTAAATCTGGCATCCAATGTGCATCAACTTTATAACCATAGTTTTTTAGTTTTTTTAATGCAAACATAGCATCTTCGACATAACATCCACGATTTACTTTTTTCAATATTTTTCTATCAATATGTTGAACTCCCAATTGAACACGTGTACAACCTAAATATCGCAACCAATTTATTTCTTCATCATTAATAGAATCCGGTCGCATTTCTAGTGTTAGTCCTATAATACGAGAAGGTGCTGTTTCATTTATTTTTTGTTCTTCTGAAAGTGTTTTCTTTTCTCTTTTTTGAATACTATAAAATGTATTTGCTGACCAGAATATATCTCTAATAAATTTTTCTTGATATTCGCGTGGATATTCAGTCCAAGTTCCACCAAGAACTATAATTTCTATTTTATCAACATAATGTCCATTTAACATATATTGAAATGCGCGGTCATTAAATTGGTCAACTGCATCAAAATTATTTTGTAGGCCGCGTGCTACGGTTGGTTCATCGCTTAAATAACTACGTGGATTTATTTCTTTTCCATTTTCGTCCACTTCTTTTGGACAATAAAAACAATCATGTTTACAACTAAAACCTTGTTTTACTGTTTCTCCTTTTTTATTTGTAAATTCTGGATAAGGACTAGTAATAACTGAAATTACAATCACGCCCGATAGTCCACGCATTTCTTTGGATTTTGTATATTTTTTTAATACATTATTTTCATTTATTATTTCATTTTTTAACAATGTATCATAAACGTATGTCATTTGTACTTTGGACGGATTGATATGAAACTCTTTTCTTAGTTCTTTTAAATATTCTTCTACATCATAAATATTATTATAATATTTTTCACTAAGCTTAGTAACAAAAGATACTAATGTTTCATCTACATTTTCATAAAAAGAATTATATTTATTCTTGTCTTTTTTAAAAATGTCTTCAATATCCTGCATATTTGATTTTACATGAAGAATGAAAGCATGTAAATTCAATTTTTAACTAAATTCTATATTCAAAGTTCTTTGATATGTATACAATCCTGCATCTTGTATTGGTAATACATAAGAATCAATATTTGTATCATTATGATGTGAATGCCACCATCCAGGTGGTGTTACAAATACAGATCCATTTTCCCAAGTGCATTTAATAGGATTTTTAACATTTTTATTTTCATCAAGTTCTGGTCCCATTAATGTGTAAACACCTTCGCAACCACCTGAAACACATAAATCAAGTGCTACTGAATTATGACGATGTGGTTTTTGGTAAGAATTAGCAGGTAATACATTTAATAAACTCCACATTGTTGGTGTTAATGTTAATGTTCCACTTCCACCTTTTTCAATTGGGTCTGTTTTTTTATTTCCTAATAAAATACCTAGTCTATTTTTATGCTTTGCATCAGGTTCATGTGATATTTCTTCTATTTTATCTAACATTTCTTTTTTCCTAAATATAGTTGGTTCAAAATTATTACCTAATGAAGCAACATTTAAATATTTCAACAAAGGTTCATCACTAATACAATATATTGCAGTATCTTCATTTTGTGAATTAATTAATATATTATTATTTACAAAATTAGAGCCACTTGGTAAAACAATTAAGTCTCCTTCTGAATAATTTATAGCTTTATAATTACGATTAGTAAATTTTCCATTACCTTTTATAATATAAAAAACATTGGATGTTGACTGAGAATTATATATGTAAGTTTCATTTTTTTTAATACGTATAAAAGATGCAAGTAAATTTGGTGATGTTGCAACATATTTTATACCTAATTGTTTACTTAAATCAAATGGAATCATTCTAGTTTCTCCTTGTTTATAATGTTCATGTTCATGAATTAAAACAGGAATCTGCGGTAAATTAGGATTAGATGCAGACATATATTCATACATTCTTGCATTTTCTTTTAAAGTTTCTTCTAATAAAAAAAGGTTGCTTTCACTTTCTTCATTTACTTTTTTTGACTGACTTGTAAATTCCATTATAAATTAATTAATATTATTTATTTAAATAATTATTGAAAATATATTTAGTAATTTTTTTGTTATACTTACATTTACTGACTCAGTATTTGATATATGCATAATAATCTTTTAAGTTGAGGGACATTTTATATGATTTTTCATTAATTGGTATTTTAACCCATTCATATTTTACTAATTCATCGTAAAATTTGCTTACATTTTCTTGATCTCTGTAAAATGAGTGAAACTTAATACGTAATGTGTAGGTATTTTTTATTTCATTTATTTTTCTTTTTTCATAATATTTCATGAATTCAATTGATACATTATATTCTTCAGTAAGAATATTTACTATTTTTTCAGGATCCACAAAAGTATCTACTTTTTTAATAACCACTACAAAAGCCATGGTTCTTTTTCATATTTATATATTACTTACATAAATTTTATTAAATCAATTTTATATTAAATTGAAATTTCAAATTTAAAATAAGTATATAAAAAATGTCTTATACAAATGTTTGCAATATATGTCATGAAATTGCGCAATGTCCAGTTACATTAAATGGTTATCCTATTGACGGTGTTCACGATATTAGTAGACCAAAGAAGTGTAAATTTTCGCAATCAAACCCTCTTTGTTTACTTTGTGTAAGAGATTATATGTCTTTTCAAAAAAAACAAAAGAAAAATGGATTTAAATGTTTTTCAAATTGTTGCTGGATTACAATAAGAGGATGGGAAACATATGGTGAATTAGGAAGAGACCCTCAAGATGTAGCTGAACCAACCCTTTGGAGATTTATGGGGAAAAATGGTATAACAATTTGTAGAAAATGTAATACAGAGTGCAATAATGTATATGATTTAGGAATGCATTTAAAAAATCAATGTATTGAAAGAAATGTAAATTGTCCTGTTTGTTTAAAATCTATGTCCTATAAAACTTTGGAAGAGCATATAAAAAATTGCAAAATATATTGTGTTGACTGTGAAGAAGAATTAGAAGTTATCAATGACTTTGACATTTTAAACAATAATACATGTGATGAAAATGGATTACAGTATATAAAAATCCATAAACACAAAATTAAAACTGGTTTAAATTCATATGAAATTAGAACACAGAGGAAACCATTTATTGTTAAGCAACATTTTTGTTACGAATTATCAATAGGAAACTGTAAAATATGTAATAATCCAATTAAATTTATGAATTTACATGAACATAAATCATGTACTAAATCAATTAGCGACCATAAAGAAATTACTAGTCATAGATGATAAAAAAATAATATATACTCATGTAATATAGTATTTTTTATTTAAAGTTTAACTGATTTTACACGACGTTTCCCATAATTATGTTTTTTTCTTGATTTTTTTGCTAAATTAAGTGCTTTACTTTTAGGATGACATCCTTCTTCTAAAATATTAAAATCAACTGCTGCAGCTTTTCCACCAGTAATTGTACTTGCAAGTCTAGCGATTCCCCATGAATGAGCGGTTTGATTAGGTCTACTTCCTGAACTATAATACGCTCCTTGTCCTTTTTTCATAATTTTTCTTAATGCATTAATTGAGCACATAGTCTTTTTTGATAGTTCTTTTGAAGGTTTTACTGTAGCAACTCCATAAATTTCTCTAGCTTTTTTAATATGTGGACTTTCCGTGGATTGAAATGATTTTACTTTTTTACGAGTATAATACTTTGATTTTTTATTGGAACGATATGCTTTTCTAGATTTTTTTAATTCTTTCTTTTGCTTTGATTTATCTTTCTTTGTTAAAAATGAAGGAATATATCTTTGTGGAATATTAGCCATAATATATACTTATATAATTATTTATAATTAAACAATAGGAAATGATGGTTGACTTGCAATTCCACATACACCAGGTGTATTTGTGGAATCAGTTCGTTCGATTTTTACATAACCATTATCGCCCCATGATGTGCTCCAGCTATTTTTTACAAGCCAATATTTAACACCATTATCTTCTCCATATCCTACAATTAATACACCATGGTCTAAATTAGTTCCACAACTATCTCCAGTAATTACTCCACTTTTGTATAGCTGAAATTCACGTGTATCAGCTTCAATTGCAACTGAAACCGGAGTTGTATAAACAGCATTTTTTAATACTATTTCATTATTCGGGTCAACATCACTACATCCTGATAGTTCAACTACTGTAGTACATTGTTCACAATTTTCTTTTTTAGCAACATAACTATACTCTTCTTCACTACAAATACCATTATCCATAACATATTCAAATGCTCCATCCATTAGACCACCATGACATCCGTGATTTCCATAAGATGAAGAACAATCCACTAATTGTTGTTCAGATAAAGAAATTAATTCATTATTATTAATAGACCATGCACCTTCTATAGCACCAGTTGCACTAAATGACCAACAAGAACCACATTGTCCTTGGTCTTTTACATCTGTTACAGCATTTTTATTTCTCCAGTCCCATGAACTAGGCAAATTATTTTCAGTTAATTCAAATTTTGAGCATTTGTTAAACAATGGTCCGCGAAAACGAAATAATTTATTCTTATATTCTTCATGCGTAAAATCTGCATATGGAGTTAATCCTAATGTACTATTTAGTCCTAATGAATTATGATGTTCAATAAATTTCATATTGTCAGAAAAAACTTCGAACCTATATTTAAAATCTTCTAGTGTGTCAAAAAAACGATTGTGTTTTCGAATATAGTTTTCAAATTCTTTCCAATAATTATTGGATAATACTCCTGGCAGAAAATACAAAGCAACTAAAAATAGCTTCATCATTATACTTATATTTTTTAGATTATCTTTAAATATATATTTAAAAATATTTCAATACTTTATAGAACAATTATGTTAATTCACATGTTTTATAATATATTTGGTATAGCACATTATATATTAATAAATAACATAACAGAAGAAACATTTAATGAAATAAAATCTTTTTTATTTTTTATTCATTTTATTTATTTTTTTACAGATTCAATTGTAGAATATATTTATCATCAACGTATGACGTATATTATACATCATACATTAAGTATATTTCAAGTAGGATTAATTAAGTATTCATCAATTGATTTTATTTATTTAAAACATATGATTGAATTATATGGTATAATAGAAATTACTTCACTTATTGTCAATATAAGAGATATGATGAAAAAACATAAAATATTAAATTTAAAATATGATTTTGGATTTATAATAGTATATTTTATTATACGTGCTCTTATTTTTCCATATTATATTTTTTATATATTAAACAATAATGCATTTTTAATGACAATACCAACAATTATATACATATTATCACAATTGTGGTTATTTAATTGGATAGTATTATATACAAAAAGGTTAAAAAAGATGTATATTGTCTCATCCTTTTAATTCAAAAAATTGAATTGTAATTTACTACAATTATATTTCAATAATAAAATGCCTGCTAAAAGAATTTACTACGGAACTACACCTAAAAGCGGTAATGGACATGTGTCATCCGCATTATCTGATATAGGTGATGATAGTGATACTGAGACAAATGCAGTGAATAAAGAAAATCAAAAAATTAAAAAAGTGAATAATCATATTTATTATTATGCAGAAGTAGATAGAAACTCAGTTCTTGAATTATCTGAATTAATTAGAAAAGCTGAAAAAGAAAATTTAAGTGTTTCCGAAAATTATTCTATTGAACCACCTGTTATTTATTTACATATTAGTTCATTTGGAGGTTCTGTATTTGATGCATTTACAGCAATAGATGTTATTACGTCATGTAAGGTAGATGTTGTTACAATTATTGATGGGGCAACAGCCTCAGCAGGAACATTAATGAGTGTTACAGGAAAAAAGAGATATATTAGACCACACGCTTATATGTTAATTCATCAATTGTCTTCAAGTTATTGGGGAACAATGGCTGAATTGGAAGATGATTATGCAAATAACAAAAAATTAATGAATAAAATTAAAGATATATATAAAGAATATACGAATGTACCAAAAAAAGAAATTAATGAAATATTAAAGCACGATTTATGGTGGGAATCAGATATTTGCTTGAAATATGGGCTTGTTGATGAATTGTGGGAATCATCTTAATAAACGCATAATTTTATTTATTAATATTATATTTTTTTTATCTTCATCGTCTTCCGCATCAATGTATGGAATTAATTTTCTATTAATATTTTTTTCGCATTTTTTACATATTGAAATATAACCATTATAATCAGGAAACAACGTACAACAACCGTCCTCACCACAAGTTTCATTTTTACAATGCTTACATTTTATAAATGAATAATGATTTTTACATGATTTACACTTTGTATTTTCCGAAATTAAATTTAAATTAAATAAAGATTCAATCGTTTTATAATTATCTTTATTTTTTGATTCATTAATATCAAAAATTGCATTATTAATTTCATCATATAATAGACTACTATCATGTGATGAAACATGCATCATTGAATTTTTTTCAACTTGACACGTCATTTTATTATTTAAAACAAATAATGTTAAATAATAATTCAATTTTATATTAATCCCATTGCGACTAATTTGTTTACAATATATTTTGAAAATTCACCATCACTTTTATAATGTATACCACCAATTACTCGTACATAATCACATTTAAATGCTATATTTTTAAATATTTCTCTTTTTTCTGGGTATTTTTTCGAAAGTATATGCTCTAATACATATGCTTGAAATGCGTGACCAGCAGGATAAGATGGAGTTTTATCAGTATTTGATTCTAATTTTATTATATTTTCATTTACTTGATATGGTCGTGGTCTATTAATTAAATATTTTGGAAAACTAAACGAATAAATTAATAAAGGTTGAGTTAATATATTAACTAAATTATTATAAGTTTCTTCAACATAAGGTAAAAAAGCACTAGTAACTGAATTATCTGTTAATTTAAAAAAATCAATGTCTTCATTTGTCCTTTTTAGAGTAATTTCATAAACTTCGTCTGCTTCATTATTATCATAAATAGGTAAAGTAGGTAAATATGAAAAGTAACGTGGTATGCTATATAAATAAACTATAATAATAAAAATAATATATTGATAAATAGATATTTTTTTTTTCATATATATATTTTAATAAAAAAATTATATAATATAACCTAGGTCTCTAATATCAACTGGTTTTTGAGGTGTATGTCTTGCAACTGTGCTTGCATCTGAAGATGCAATCGATTCTTCACTTGCTGAATTTTCTAATAATTTGGGTTCCGCAGCATCTTGTTCTAGTAATCTATTTTTTGCAACTGGAGGAGGAGGTACAGTTTCAAACAAAAAACCATCTTTTACTTTATTAAGTTTATCTGGGTCTACATCATTATATTGAACACGCTTTGTTAAAAATGCACTAAGAAATACATTTTTGTCAGTATAAACAATAGTTAATACTTCATAAATCTTCAATCCCATAAATAATATATTTGTAATTAAAACAGTAACAGTTGTTTCATCTAAATATCTATCAAATATAGAAATACCGCTAAGAACAGTATTTGTTAAAAATATAAGAAATGAAAAATAACCAGTTATTTTATAGTAATAATCCATATCCCATATAATATTTTTATAACTAATATGTAATCTTTCTAGTTCAACTTCAACACTTTTGCAATCCATTGGTTTATTTTTATTTACTTCTAAATAAGATATAAGCTTTGATTCTCGCTTAAATTCGACTCCATATAATGCTAAAAACGTGACTGCAGTAAATAAATTAATACTTAAACAAATAATAGAAAAAGTATCACTTCTATTTAAATTATCACTAAGTGAACATGATGTGTTATTACATTCTTGAGGTACAAATAGCATTAATCCTGCCCCCATTAATACACGATAAAATTCAAAAACTAATGCGATTAATGCATCTCTTTTTTGGTTCATGTCTTGAGATTCTGTACTTAATAAATTAGTCATATTAACTATACATAATATATACAAATTCTTCTATATTAGTTCTTTAATTATATTTTTTATAGTATATCATGTTTCTATCTATATATGTGTTAAAAATAGGTCTACCTTTACGATAAAAAATGTCTATTTGTTTTTGACGCCACACTTCTTGTGCATAATGAGCATATAATACTTGATTTATTTGCTTAGGTTGTAACTTATTTAGATTTATATATTTCTCCATAATATTGTATTATATTTTAATATCTAATACTTTTCTTTTGCTGTTAAATGTAACACTTCCTACTTTATCAGCTTTTATTACATTTTTTATTGGTGTATAATTTATTTTTAAATTAGGAATATTTCTGTATTTGGTATATAATTTACATAAACTTGCTGCTTTTAATATCATTTCTTTTGTTGGTTCTTCTGATTCTAAAATAACATGACAAGAAGGAAAGGATTTTAAATGAAACCATAAATAATTTTCATTTTTTTCTAATAAATTCCAATTTTCTTGTGCATTTTCGCCAATAATTATATTTATGTTTTCAAAGACTTCAGTCTTCATTTTATTTATTTAATATTGAGATAAATAAAATGATTATCAATTTTTTACTTTAACAATTTTTGTTTATAAAGTTTATTGCTTGGTTGTAATGTTTCCACCAACATATTGTTTACTATCATTTTATGACCACTTTCTAATACTACATTATAAACTCTTGTATTCTTTCTTTTTACTAATGTTG